CGCGCGCATGTCGCAGGCCAGAAAAAAAGCTTGGGCCGATCCCGAGGTCCGCGCGCGCATGTCGCAGGCCAGAAAAAAAGCTTTGGCCGATCCCGAGGTCCGCGCGCGCATGTCGCAGGCCAGAAAAAAAGCTTGGGCCGCGAAGCGGATCCCGGTTCCTGATCATCTGAAATCATATGCCGCCAAACTCCGCCGATGCGGCATCCGAGGTGACGAGCTCCGGAAGGCGTTGGAGGCGGCGCAATGAAGAAAATGCGCCCTTCGGCTCGCATTTGCTCTACGCCCAGGACGGCATCCTCGACGACACAAACCCGGAAGAGCGGCGCCTCGGCATGGCGGCGGGATTCGCCTGGGGCGGCGTCGCCGACCTGGTCGCCGTCTACACCGATCGCGGGATCTCCGGCGGCATGTGGAAGGGCATCGAGGTCGCCAAGGGCCGCGGCACGCCGATCGAATACCGCAAGTTGGGGGATAAGCCGTGACGGGCGGTGGCATTTTCGGGGGCTGAGGATGTTTGGCTGGAACGACGACAACGAGCAGAAATTCCGCGACCTGTGGGCGATCGGCCGCAGCGCGAGTCAGATCGCCGGCGAGCTCGGCACGACCCGCAGCGCGGTCTGCGCAAAGGCGCGGCGCATGAACCTTTCCCGGCGCGTTGCGACGGGCGGCCGTCCCGAGCGCGCCATCGTCCCGGATGACCCGACTGCGCCGAACGTAGTCAGCCTGCCGCCGCGGCGGCCGCGCCTGCAGGGCCCGCCCGTCGATAGGCGGACCCGCCAGGAAATGGTTATGCCGGCGCGCGCCCCCAGGCCTGCGCCGGTGCCGATGCCGCGGCTGAAGGAGCCAGAGCCCGCGAAAAAACCAGACGGCGCGCATTTCACCATCATGGACGTAAGCGAGAAGGTTTGCCGCTGGCCGATCGGCACGCCGGGTGAAGAGGCGTTTCACTTCTGCGGCAATGCTACCCGCAACCCAGGCCTCGCGCCCTATTGCGAGTATCATGAGCAGCTCTCGGTTCAGCCGGTTCAGCAGCGGAGGGCACCGTAATGCCGCGCGCCAAGCCCAGACTCACGCCGGAATGGCGCGCGCACCTCTCGGAGGAGATGAAGCGGCGCCATGCCGATCCCGATTTCCGCATGACCTTGGGAAAGGCGGCCTCGGCCGCCTACAGGAAGCGCGCGCGCAAACCCGAATACAGGGCGTGGCGCAGCGAGCTGGCCTTCGAGGCCCGCCTCGATCCGAAGCGCTGCATCAATCACCGCGCCGCCATGCGCCGGCGTTGGGCAAAGCCCGGCGCGCGCGAAGCCCAGCGTCAGTCCCTTCGCCGCCGCAAGGCAGATCCCGAGTTTCAGAGGCTGACGAATGAAGCGCGCTGGACGCCGGCCGCGCGCGCCAAGGAGAGCGCCAGGAAGAGACGCCTCTGGGCGGAGCGGCGAGCGTTCGTGCATGAGCTCATTTCGCGTGGGCTGCTGCTCCGCAAGCAAAGGCGTCCCGGCAAGATCGCCGGCATCATTCTCAAGGTGATGAAGGCGCATCGCATCACGCTCGACGATCTGCTGCGTAAGACACGCCGGGCCCTGATCGTCGAGGCGCGGATGGAGGCCTCGCGCCTGCTTCGCGCCGCCGGCTTCTCCTATCCCGTCATCGCGCGGGCGCTCTCTTTGCATCACACCACGGTGATCCATGCCGTGCAGAAGGGGGAAGCACGGTCATGAGGCTGCCCTGGTACAAACGAAAGCACCAGCGGACGTTGGAGCGGGACCGCCCCCTGCCGCTCGAGCAGCGGGGTGCCTTGGGCACGATCGAGGACCTCATCATGATGCGCGGCGCGCCGCTGCCGGACGATGTCCGCTGGCTCGCCGGCCATCTGGGGTGCTCGGTGCGCAAGGCGGGGCAGATCCTCGCGGCATTGGTGGGCGCCGGCGTCCTTTTCCGCGCGGGCGACGGCTTCATGACCGAGTCCTGCGCGGAGCTGATCGCCGAACGGCATGGCGAATCCGAACGCAACGCCGCCGCCGGCCAGGCGTCTGGCGCAGCGCGGCGCGCGAAGTCCGAATTATCTCCGGAAAATCCAGAGATAATTCCGGGCTCCGCAGACGCGCCCCAAGCAAAATCAAGGTCTTGCGGGAACGGACGCTCGGAAGAGCTAGAAAGAGAGAATAAACAAGCAGCAGCCGTAACTATCCCCGCTGCTGCGCCTCGATCGAAATCGAGGGCAGAAGATCCTGTGCTGACGCAGCAGGCGGTGGAGCTCCACCGCGCGGTGGCGAAGCTCATCGGCTCGGAAGCAGGGCGATGGGCCCATGAATTCGGCACCGTGATGGGCTGGGTCGAGCGCGGCTGGGGAGGGCATGCGCTGTCGGCGATCGAGCGCGTGCTCAAGCGCCGGAAGGGGCAGCTGCCCAATTCCTGGAAGTATTTCACCGATGCGATTGGCGAATCGGCGAAGGGCACCGGGCCGCCGCCGGCGCCGAGCGCGGCCGTCACGGCCGAGATGAGCGATGCCGAATGGGACCGCGCCGTGGCGCAATACTGCAAATTTGCACGAAAGGCGAAGCACAAGGGGCTGACCGGCCCTCCTGCATTCGCCTGGCATCATCAGCTCGGGCCGCCGCCAGGCGATGAGCGCTGCAGGGCGCCGGCCGCGGTGCTCGAGCGTCATGGTTTCACAAGGGCTGCATGACGACGAAACGTGAAAGAGTCCGAAAAGCAGCCGCCCGACTCATGAATGCTTTGATCGAATCCCTGCGCTCGCCGCCGAGGCGAGATCCGGCAACGGGCATCGAGACGCGGGGCACGTTCGGCAAGGAGGCGCTGGCGCGGCTGGGCGTGAGCTTTCCACCGCCGAAGGGCTGGCGCAAAGAGCTGCTCTGGCGCGCCGGCGAGATTGCGTGCGCCAACCGAAAGCTCGATGTCTTCGACGATATCGAAGAGCGCGCGCAACGGCGCGCCGCGCCGGCATCGATGGCCGCCATGAAGGAGGCCTGGAAGCTTTCCGTCGAGGCCATCATGCGCAGCATGATCGAGAACGGCGAGCAGCTGCCGGCATGGCCGATATTCGAGCAGGCCCTCAAGACGCCGATCGCCATCGACACGGTGAATGAAGAGCGTGACGCATGGGGCGACCTCATCACCGCCGACCGGGTGATCAGGCTCGAGGAAGGAACGGTGATCGCCCGGCTGTACAATCGCGGGCATATCACGCGCGAGCAGCGGGACGCAGCGGCGCTCTATGCAACGACCTATGGAAGTGCCGGTATCGATGCGCGGGTGACGGCGAGCTATGGCCAGGGCACCGGCGCCGGCGAGCCGAGCTATGGCATGCCGGCGACGGTGGCGGCGGCGATCGCCAGGGACCAGCTGCGCAAGCTCAGGGCGCGTCTCGGCAACGACACTTGGCCGCTCGTCGAGCGCGTGGTCATCGTCGACGAGCCGGTGCTACAGATGGGCTATGCGGCCTATCCGCCATGGAAGACGCCGAGCCGCCGATCGGCGATCCGCACCGGCATGAAGCTGCTCACCCATGGCCTCGACCAGGCCTTCGAGCACTTCCATAGCGGCGTCGACCGGCGCCGGCGGCACGCCACCGCGGCGCCCGTGTCGAGCGCCGAGCGCCGGGCCTATTTCGCCAGGGGCGCCGACGCGCCGGCGCTCGAGAAGGCCATGGAGAAAATCCGGGCTCGCAACGCCAAGCGGAAGAGCCGGCGCTGATGGTCAGTGAACAGACGACGAACACAATTGTGGAGCTGGCGAAAAACGGCATGCTCCCGCGCGCGATATTCGAGAGGCTGAACCGCGCGGTCTCGATCGGCGTCATATATAAAGTCTTGCGGGCCGCCAAGCATAAGGGCGTCAGGCTCCGCGACTTCCGTTTGGGCACTTATGACGTTCGGGAAATCCTTACAAAACAGGTAGTTGCGGGCCTATCGGATGCCGCGCGCGACCGCGATTGCGGCATCGGCGAGCTCGCCCGCCGGCTTCTCGAGCGCATCGTCGAAGACGGCCTGGTCAATGCGGTTCTCGACGACCACAAGCCCCGAAAAAACAGGCAATCGTGAAGGGGTGGATTGGCGTGGCACTCGATGGCATTGAATGTGCAACTGCTGATTCGCGCGCCTGGAGGCGAGCCCAAGTCGGCGGAAAGGCCTCAGGCTCCTCCCCGGACGTGATGCCTTTGATCCACGTGGCCCGGCGTTCACCCCCTCGCGCCGGGCCATTTCATAGGGAGATCGGTCAGACATGAGCAAGAAGGCGGCCGGCAAGGTCGCCATCGTCCATTGGCCTTTGGCGAAGCTGAAGGCCGATGCCGGCAATGCGCGCACCCATTCGCCTGAGCAGGTGAGGCAGATCGCCGCCAGCATCAAGGAATTCGGGTTCACCAATCCGATCCTGGCGAAGTCTGACGGCACGATCATCGCCGGCCATGGCCGCCTGCTCGCCGCTACGCGCCTCAAGCTCGACGAGGTGCCGGTCATCGTCCTCGACTGGCTGACCGATACGCAGGCGAAGGCGCTGCTGCTCGCCGACAACAAGCTGGCCGAGAATGCAGGGTGGGACGAGGAACTGCTCGCCCAAGCGATGCGCGAGCTCGATGAGGCGGACTTCGACCTGGCTCTCACCGGATTCGACGACGACGAGATCAACGCGCTGCTGATGGACGCCACCAAGGGCGCCACAGATCCCGACGCGGTTCCGGAAATGTGGGCGACGCCGGTTTCGCGCGCCGGCGACTGCTGGATACTGGGTCAGCATCGCGTGCTCTGCGGCGACGCCACGAATCCCGAGGACGTGAAGCGCGTGCTCAACGGTGTCTCGCCCATGCTCATGATCGGCGACCCGCCTTACGGCGTGAGCTATGATGCAAGCTGGCGCGATCGGGCGAATTTCTCTGGCAGCGGCACGCGATCGACGGGCAAGGTCAAAGGTGATGATCAGGCCGACTGGACGAGGGCCTGGGATCTCTTCCCCGGCGATATCGCTTATGTCTGGCATGGTGAGCTGCAGGCGCCGGATCTCGCGCGTCAGCTGCAGGCGAGCCGCTTCATACTGCGCAATCTGATCGTCTGGCGGAGACCGCAATTCGTGGTGAGCAGGGGCAATTATCACAGGCAGCACGAAACCTGCTGGTACGCTGTCCGCAAGAGCGCCACCGGGAACTGGAGCGGGGACCGCAAGCAATCGAATGTGTGGGACATCACCAACAGCGCGGGCGGTGATGATACACAGACGGACCACTCCACACAGAAGCCAGTGGAGTGCATGCGCCGTCCAATGCTCAACAACTCCTCGCCCGGGCAGGCAATATATGACCCCTTCCTGGGCTCGGGCACAAGCGTCATCGCTGCGGAGATGGAGCGTCGCATCTGCCATGGGCTGGAGATCGATCCGCTCTATGTCGATCTCATCGTGAGGAGATGGCAGGACTTCACGGGCAAGGAAGCCAGGCTCGAGCAGGACAAGCGCAGCTTCGCCGAGATCGTATCGGACCGTGCTGTCACTGCGGATGGTGCACCGTCGCAGAAGGTAAAGGTGCTGAAGAAGAGGAAGGCAGCATGAGGGTAGAGAGCTTCACGGCCTATGCCGATCATGTACTGCGTGAAGTAGCACATGCGATGCGCATCCCTTATGAGCATCTGCTTCACGCCTTCGATGAGCAGGAGCGTGCCCGCGAACTGAAGCGCTTGTACCTCTGCATGCCCAAGCCAGTTGATCCCCGTGCCGATGCCGACCCCCGGGGTTAGGGACCGTATGCCGCGCGCTATATGCGGGGTAGCACAGTCCCGGTTTATCACGCAATTTTTCCTAACATAGGGGGACCCGGCACTTTCTTTTCCTGTTGCCGGGGCAACCTGTGTTTTCAAGGACTTAACCCGTGGCCGAGAAGACGGCCGCCGGCGCCACCGCGGCGCAGCTCGCCAAGGTGTTCGGCTGCCACGAGCGGCGGATCTTCGAGCTGGCGAACAAGGGCATCGTCGTCAGGGCCAAGGCCAAGGGCCGCTTCGAGTTCCTGCCGTCGATCCACGCCTATATCGCGCATCTCGAGAAGATCGCCGCCGGCCGCGAGGGCGACAACACGCTGGCCAGCGTGCGCACCGAGCTCGAGAAGGAGAAGACGGAGAACTTCCGCCTCAAGAACGCCGCGCTCAGGTCGGACCTGGTCTCGCGCGAGGAGATCACCGAGGGGTGGCTGCGCATCGTCAAGGCGGTGCGCGGCGCGGTCCTCGCGATCCCGACCAAGGCCCGCCAGAAGCTGCCGCATCTCACGGCGCATGACGGCGAGGCGCTGGCCAAGATTTGCCGCGATGCCCTGACGGACGTCGCGGAGTCGGAGAAGAAGAAGGCGAAGCGACGTGCGCGCCATTGACCGCGTTGTCGCCGAGGTGCTCGCCTCCTTCGCGCCACCACCGCATCTTTCGTTCAGCAACTGGACGGAGAAGTTCGTGCGGCTGCCGGCACGCTCGAGCGCCGATCCCGGCGCCTTCGTGCCGTGGAAGTACCAGCGCGGCATCTTGGATGCGATCGGCGATCCGCTGATCGAGCGGGTGACGGTGATCAAGTCAGCGCGCGGCGGCTACACGAAGTCGCTCGCCGCAGCGGTCTGTGCCTACAGCTCGAATGCGCCGTGCTCGATCATCCTGCTGGTACCGACGGACGACGACGCCCGCGGCTTCGCGGTCGATGAAATCGATCCGATGTTCGCGGAATCGCCGACGCTCGCCGGGCTGATCCCGCGCGGCAGGCTCGACGGCCGCAATACGCTGACGATCAAGTCGGTGCTCGGCGGCGGGTCGATCAAGATCCTGGCGGCGCGATCACCGCGCAACCTTCGCCGGCACGACGCCAAGGTGCTCTTCGTCGACGAAGCGGACGCGATGGAGGTGATCAAGTCGGAAGGCGATCCGATCGACCTCGCCGAGAACCGCACGATCGCGCATGCCGATCGCAAGATCGTCATCGGCTCGACGCCGACCGAGGAAGGCCTCAGCGTCGTCGACAAGAAATATGCCGAATCGGACCAGCGCGTTTTCGAGGTGCCGTGTCCGGAATGCGGCACGTTCTTCGAGCTGCTCTGGGGGCACATCTTCTGGCCGGCGGGCAGGCCGCGCGAGGCGGCGGCCAGGTGTCCCTCATGCAAGGCCTCGATCGAAGAGCGGTTCAAGGTCACGATGGTGGAGAAGGGCGAGTGGCGCGCGACCAAGCCGGAAGTGACAGGGCATGCGGGCTTCAGGTTCAATGCCCTGATCTCGCAGTTCCACAATAACGCCTGGGGCAAGCTAGCCGAGCGGTTCATCCGCGCCAAGCGCGCCGGCCCTGCCGAGCTGCAGGTCTTCGTCAACACCGCGCTCGGCCAAGTATGGCGGGCCACGGTGAGCGCCGTCGACGAGAACCACCTGATGGCCCGCACCGAGCCCTTCGCGATCCGCTGGGATCCAGAGAAGTCGCGATGGGTGGAGAGCATTCCGCTCGAGGTGCTTTACATCACCGCCGGCGTCGACGTGCAGCTGGATCGCCTTGAAGTCACGTTCCTCGGCTGGACCAGGGAGGATGAGCTCTACGTCCTCGGCCATGAGGTGGTGCGCGGAGAGACCAATGCGACGAGCACCTGGGATGAGCTCGACGCGATGCTCAAGACCCAGTGGCAGCATCCGCTGGGCGGGCGCATCGGGATAGAGGCCACGGCGGTCGACTCCGGTGACGGCAACCGCACGCAGCAGGTCTACGATTTTTGCGCCACGCGGTTCGGCCGCCGCATCGTGGCTATCAAGGGCGTGCCCGGCACCAAGCCCTTCCTCGAGGCTTCGCGATCGAAAAAGCACGGCGTGCGGTTTTGGAACATCGCCGTCGACCAAGTGAAGACCGAGCTGATGACGCGCGCCGGAATGACGGAGCGAGGCCCGGGTTGGATGCATTTCTCGAGCTCTCTCGATGAGGAATGGTTCCGGCAGTTCACTTCGGAGCGGCGCAAGATCGAAAAATACGTACGTGGGCGCCCGAAGATCGAGTGGGTGCGCCAGGCCGGCCGGGCCGCCGAGGCGCTCGACTGCACCGTTTACGGCTACGCCATTCGCCGCCTCGTGCGCTTCGACTTCGAGGCGCGCGCCGCGGCGCTGGCGAAGACCGCCCCGACCAAGAAAAGCATCGGAGACATCGCGAAATCGCTGAACCAATGACAGAGATCCTCGATTCCTACGGCCGCCCGGCGAAGACGGAGCGCCCGCAGCCCTCCGGCGCCTATTTCCAGGGCGAGCGCAACATGCACCTCTGGTCGTGGCGGCCGGCGCTGCGCGACATCAACGATGACGTGCAGTCCGCCTGGCGCATCGGCACGGCGCGCGCCGTCGAGGCCCTGCAGAATTCCGGCTGGCTCTCCGGCGGCGTTGATGAAGCGGTGGCGTCACTTGTCGGCACCGGCCTGCAGCTCAGTCTCAAGCCGGACTGGGAGGCGCTCGGCTGGACGCAGGAGCATGGCCAGGAATGGGCGCGCCGCGTCGAGGGCCGGTACGAAACCTGGGCCGATGACCCGACGGAATCGGATCTGACCCAGCAGTTCACGGTGCATCAGCAGATCATCGCCGCCTGCAAGCTCTATTACGCGACAGGCGCGTTCCTGGCCTGGCTGCCGATCCGCAAGCGGCCGTTCGCCCGCACGGTCACCAAGCTGCAGATGCTGCACCCGGCGATGATCTGCGACCGCACCGACATGACCCGCCGGCTTCGCAACGGCGTGTTCCTCGATGCCGACAACGCGCCGATCGCGCTGCTCATCCGGCAGCGCGACCCGGCCACCGGGATCGAGCAGGACTATACCATGCGGCTGCGCGACGATTACGGCCGGCCGGCGCTGATGCATGTCTTCGACGGCCTGCCCGGGCAGGTGCGCGGCATCACGCCCCTCGCGCCGGTCCTCAAGGTCGTTCGCCAGTATGACCAGCTCGCCGATGCGACGCTGACGGCCACGCTCCTGCAGACGCTCTTCGCGGCGACGCTGACCAGCAATCCGAATCTCAGCGCCGATGCCTTCGCGGCGCTCTCGACGACGGACGAAACCACGGGAAACCCGGTCAGCGCGCTCGAGGCCTATATGGGCATGAAGGGCGAGTGGTACAAAAACACCAAGCTCGATCTCGGTGTGCATGGCCGCATCGCCCATCTCTTCCCGGGCGAGACGCTCGACTTCAAGGGCGTGCAGAATCCGAGCTCGCTCTATGAGCCGTTCTCGAACGGCCTCCTGCGCGAGGTCGCCCGCTGCGCCAACATCACCTTCGAGCAGATGACCGGCAACTATTCGCAGGCGACCTATTCGAGCGTGCGGATGGCCACGTCGAACATATGGCAGATCGTGCTGACGCGCCGGAAATTCCTGCCGGCCAGGGTCTATCGCGGCGTCTTCGAGGCCTGGCTCGAGGAGGATATCGCCGAAGGCAACACGCCCTGCGTCGTCAACGGTCAGCAGGGGCTCGATGCATTCCTCGCGAACCGCTCTGCGCTCTGCAGGTCGACCTGGCGCGGGCCCGCCAGGCCCACGGCCGACGACCAGAAGACCTCCAATGCGCAGAAGACGAAGCTGACCATGGGCGTCACCACGCTCGAGGCCGAGTCTGCCGAATACGGCATGGACTGGGAAGACATCGCCGAGCAGCAGAAGCGCGAGCGCGACACTTACAAGAAGCTCGGCCTGGTGCACCCGGTCGATGCCGAGCGCGGCCGCGGGCAGAACGAAGTGGGCAAGGAGACGTCGCCGGACCCGGACGCGCCGGATGACGAAACCGAGAAGAAGGAAGCAGCCTGATGGCGGTGAACTGGACCACGGTGGATTGGGACGACCCATGCGCGGCCCTCGCCGTCATGCGCCCCGCTTATTACCAGCTTCTCGCCGGCGCGAAGAACATGACCGTCAAGTATGGCGAGACGGAAGTCCGCTTCGCCGACACGGAAGTCAAGGCCCTGGGCGCGGTGGTGACCGAGCTCGAGGCCAAATGCAAGGCCAAGACGTCCGGCCAGCCGAGCCGGTTCGCGATCGCCGCGGGGTATCGCCGATGAGCACTGAAGCTGAAGCGGCCGTCGAGCAGCCGGTCCTAGCGCTGCCGCACATCATGGAGCTGGTGTTCAACCGCCCGCTGCTGCTGACGGAAGAGAAGGCCAATCTGGTCGCGTGGGTGATCGCCGGCCGCATCGGCATCGAGGTGGCCATCCCCGAGCCCTCCGCGTCGCGTTTCGTCGGACAGCGACGCGGCGCGACCCGCTACAGCGAGATCAACGGCACGGCGATCATCCCGGTCATCGGCTCACTGGTGAATCGTGGCGCCTGGGTAGGGGCGAGCTCCGGTCTGGTGAGCTACGAGGGCCTGCAGGCGCAGCTGCTCGAGGTGGCGGCCGACAAGGACATCAACCGCATCATCCTCGACATCAACTCCGGCGGTGGCGAGGCGGCGGGCATGTTCGACCTTGCCGATACGGTGCGAGGGGTCCGCGAGAAGAAACCGGTGATCGCTGTCGTCAACAACATGGCGGCGAGCGCCGCCTATGGCATCGCCAGTCAGGCCAACCGCATCGTGACGGCGAAAACCGGCGTCACCGGCTCGATCGGCGTGGTGATGGTGCATCTCGATCATTCCGGGATGCTGCAGCAAAAGGGCGTGGCGGCCACGCTCATCTATGCCGGCAAGCACAAGGTCGACGGCAACCCGTTCGGCCCGCTGTCCGAATCGGTCAAGGCCGAGCTCAAGGCGGAGATCGGCGATCTCTATGAGGATTTTGTCGCCAAGGTGGCTGAAGGACGCCCGAGCCTCACGGCCGACGCGATCCGCGCCACCGAGGCGCGCGTGTTCAGCGGCGAGAAGGGCCTGAGGGCCGGCCTCGCCGATGAAGGCGGAACGATCTTCGACGTTCTCGAAGGCCGCGCCGCGCAACTGCCCAGGCAAGTCCGGGGCGCAACTCTCACAAGGAGCACATCGATGTCGAAAGACAATCCGGCGCCCGGGACGGAAACTCCGGGCACCTATACCCAGGCCCAGCTGGACGTTGCCGTCAAGGCCGCGCTCGCCGAAGGCCAGAAGGCCGGCATCACCGCCGAGCGCGCGCGCATCGTGGCCATCATCGGCCTCGACGCCGCCAAGGAGCGCATGAAGCAGGCCATCACCATGGCCACAACGACGGATCTCACCGCCGACCAGGCCAAGGCGCTGCTCGAGGCCTCGCCGACCGAGAGCAAGCAGGCCGGCGCCGTTCCGCCGAAGGATCGCCAGCAGCCGGGCGGCACGATCGACCCCACCGTCGAGAAGCCGAACGCCTCCGCCGCCTGGAAGAAGGCGGTCGCAAAGGTGAACGCGACCCTGCCTGGCGCCCGCCAGTAAGGGCGTCCCACAACCCCCACTTTCAAAGGAGAACATCATGCCTCCCGTATTCACTGAAGGCCGCCATGCCGGCGAGTTCCTGTTGAGCGAAGCCGACGGCATGCGCTCGCGCGACAACATCACGGTCAAGTCCGGCGCCGGCATCCTCGCGGCCGGCACCGTGCTCGGCAAGGAAACCGTCGGCGCCGCCACGCCCGCGGCCAAGGCCGGCGGCAACACCGGCAACGGCGTCCTCACCATGGACGGTACCACGCCGGTGAAACAGGGCGCCAAGACCGGCATCTATACGGTGCGTTGCATCGCCGCCGCTTCCAACAGCGGCACGTTCCGCGTCGAGGACCCGGACGGCAACGTCCTGGGCGACGTCGTCGTGGCCGCCACCTTCGACGACGACATCAAGTTCTCGATCGCCGACGGCTCGGCCGACTTCATCGTCGGCGACGGCTTCGACATCACCGTCGCCGCGGGCACCGGGAAGTACGTGTCCTCGCCGGCGACCGGCGTCACCGGCGCCGAGAAGGGCTCGGCCATCCTGCTCGACAAGGTCGACGCCACCGCGGCCGACGTGAACGCCGCGGCGATCACGCGCGACGCCGAGGTGAACGGCAAGATCCTGAGCTATGCCGCTTCGGTCGACGACGATCCGAAGAAGGCGGCGAAGGCGGTCGAGCTCGCGGCAGCCGGCATCATCGTCCGCTGAAACCTCACCTGTTCAGTCCCTGAGCAAACCCCCGCGTCGGGCAAGGCGCATCCCCAAGGAGAACCGTCCATGTTGGACATTTTCAAAGACGACGCGTTCGGCGTGGTATCCCTCACCGACGCGATCAATGAGCTGAGCTTCGTCCCAGGCCGCTGCGGCGAACTCGGGCTCTTCAACGCCGAGGGCGTCGCGGCGACGTCGGTGGCGCTCGAGAAGAAGGGCGACATCCTGGTGCTCGTAGCGCCGACGCCGCGCGGCGGGCCCGGCATCACGATCGGCAAGGAAAAGCGCGACCTGCGCTCCTTCATCGTCCCGCATTTCGAGATCAACGATGCGATCTATGCCGACGAGGTCCAGAACGTCAGGTCCTGGGGCACTGGGCAGCAGCTCGAGACGGTGATGACCAAGGTGGCGCAGCGCGGCGCCACGCACTCCCAGTCTTTCGCCGCGACCGAGGAATACTCGCGAATCGGCGCCGTCAAGGGCCTCGTCACTTATGCCGATGGCTCGACGCTCGACCTCTTCACCGAGTTCGGCGTGTCGCAGGAAACGGAGGTCGCCTTCGATCTCTCCGCGGCGAGCCCGGCGAACGGCGTGCTCCGGAAGAAGTGCGCCGCGGTGGTCAGGAAGATGGCCGACAATCTGGGCGGCGAGCCGTTCCAGTATGTGCATGCCTTCTGCGGCAATGACTTCTTCGACGATCTCCTGGCCCACAAGGAGGTGACCGACAGTTACAAGAACACGCCGATGGCCGAGGTCCTGCGCCAGGGCTATGTGCTGCCCGGCGGCCGGAAGATCTATGGCGTCTTCGAATTCGGCGGCATCGTGTGGGAGAACTACCGCGGCAAGGTCGGCGCCACCGACTTCGTCCACACCGACAAGTGCCACATGTTCCCGATCGGCGTGCCGATGCTCTTCCGCACCTATTGGGCGCCGGCGGATTACATCGAGACGGTCAACACGATCGGCCAGCGTCTCTACCAGAAGCAATTTGAGATGCGCAACGGCAAGGGCATTCATCTCGACACTCAGATGAACGCTCTCAACATCTGCCGGCGCCCGAAGGTGCTGATGAAGGGCAAGCGCGGCGCCTGATGTCCTTTACCGATCTCGCCCAGGAGGCGGTGGCGATCGCCTTCGAAACCTTGGGCGAGGTCGCCGAATACCGGGCATTTGTCGGCGGCGTCCTGCAGCCGATGGTGCCCGGCATTCTCGTCATGCCCACCACGCGCGACGATATCGCGCGTGAGTGGGAGCAGAACAGGGTGCGCTACGAAACCCTGCTCGACGTCCAGGTGGCGCAGCTCGCCACCATCCCGAAGGGCAGCCAGTTCACCTTCCTGGGCGCGACCTGGGAAGTGAGCGGCGAGCCGCATCGCGATGACATCCGCGGCCTGGTCTGGACCTTCGGCTGCAAGAAGGTGTGACATGAGGAAGATCACGATCACCGCCACGCATGGCCGCGGCGGCTGGACCCGCTATGCCGGCAAGACGCTCGACGTTGCCGAGGAGGGGCCATCGACCGAGACGGCCATGTCCGGCTTCGACGCGGAATGCTGCGTCGGGGAAGGCCTCGGGGCCTGGGCGCCGCAGGAAGCCGCGCGCGACGTCCCGTTGTCGCCGCCGCCGGATGCAGAAGCCGCTCCGCCGCGGCCGGGCAAGAAATGACGCTCGAGCTTCGCCTGGCCCTGCAGGGCCGTCTCGTCGACTTCTATCGCGGGGAAGCGGAAGCCGGCGCGCGCGGCTGCACGGTCGGCATGAACGACACGGTGGAGAGCGGCAAGAATTTCGCCCGCCAGCAGGTGGTGAGCGCCGGCCTCGGGCAGCGGCTCGCCAACACCTGGCGCGGCCAGACTTATCCCCACCGCAGCGGCGTCTACTCGATGGAGCCAGCGGGACTTCTCTTCAACAAGGCGCCGGATATCATCCACGGCTATGCCCATGGCGGCACGATCGTGCCGGTGAACGGCAAGCGCTATCTGGCGATCCCCACGAGCTACGCGCTCAAGATCGTGCCGACGCTGGTAGGCAACATGCGGCGCTCGAAGAAGGTCAACCCGCAGCGCCTCGCCGATCATCTTGGCATCCGCCTGGTGGTGCGGCGCAACCGACACGGCACCGTCTGGCTCGAGGGCAGGGGGCTTCGCCTCTCCAGGAGCAAGAAATCGACCCGCGCCGGCACCGCCAAGAAGGCATCAGACAAGATGATCGCCAAAGGCAAGGACCTGGCGCTGCCGCTGTTCTGGCTGGTGCCCCAGGCGCGCATCGCCAAGAAATTGGACCTGCCGGCGATCGAGGCCCACATGCTGAACCAGGTCGAGGCCAATGTGCTGAGGCGCTGGCAGGAATTCGCGCCCCGTGCCTAGCTCGCCCAGCAAGATGCTCGCCGCCCGCACCGCGCTGAAGGCGCTGCTCGCGGCGGCGATGACGGCGCTCTATCCGGGCGGCATGCCGGCCGGCTGGCCGGAGGCGCCGCGAGTCCGCGATATCGACGAAAGCCCATCCGACACGCCAGCGGGCGGTGAGATCGTCATGGAGCGCGGGCGGACGGTTCCGACCCCGGTCGAGTTCGGTCAGGGCAACGGCGCCGTATTCGAGCACCGCATGACGGTGCCGCTCGCGCTTTACGCGAACCACGACGATCCCACCGTCCAGACGCAGGCCTTCGACGCAATGCTCAAGGGCGTCGGCGCCGCGATCGCCGCCGACGAGAGCCTGGGCGGCGTGGTCGACACTTGCGAGTTCACCGAATCCGAGAACGACCAGCTCGGCGGTGAAGGCAACCCCGGCGGCGAGGGCTCCCTCGTCTCGCTCGATCTGGTCTGGCACGGCCCGCCTTTCGGCTGACACCTTCACTCAAAGGAGATCATCATGCCCTCCATTCGTGCAACCGGCGCGGATGCCCGGTTCATCGCCGCCTTCGAAGCCGCCTATGGCGTGGACCCCGCCGCCAACTACCATCAGCTGCTGTGCTCGAGCTTCGATCCCGGCCGGCAGCCGCAGCTCGGCTACGAGACCGAGCTCGGCCAGGGCGACGAGGACACCGACCCCTTCTATGAGGGCGCCCGCTTCCGGCCGACCTTCGGCGTCCATATGGGCATCGACAGCTTCGGCTTCTGGCTGAAGACGCTGATGGGCGCGCCGGTCACCACCGGTTCCGGCCCGTTCACTCACACCTTCGGGTCGACCGGCGATCCGCCGTCCTTCGCCTTCGAGGAGGGCGATGTCGGGCTCGCCTCGGCGATCTACTGGCTCATGCTCGGCACCGTCATGGGCGGCATGTCGATCGACCTCTCCCCAAAGGGCGTGGCCAAGGCGAATTTCACCGCCTTCGCCAAGACCCGCTCGAAGGGCGGCGCCACGGCGGAGGGCTCGCCAACCGCCTATTCCACCAGCGGCGTCTACAAATACTTCAACAAGAATTCGAAAGTGCAGTGGAACGGCGCCGATGTCGGCCAGGCGATGTCGGGTTCGCTGAACTACACGACCGGCGCCGAGGAGGTCGAAACGATGCGCGGCGACGGGCAGATCGAGGGCGTCGACGATGGCAGCCACGGCGCCACCGGCCAGCTGCGCATCCGCCGCTCGGCCGCCTCAGGCATGTATGACGACGCCGTGGCCGAGACGCCGCGCGCCCTCAAGCTGATCTGGACCACGGCCGTGAACGCGGCCTACAAGCTCGAACTCACCTTCCCCAAAGCCTATCTCGATATCTCGGGCGGCGGACTGCCGGGCCCGGGCGGCATCGACGATCTCTACAACTTCCGCGCCGCCAAGGCCTCGGGCGGGCGGGTGATGACCGCCGTCCTGATCAACGGCGTCGCCGGCTCGGTCTACGCCTGATGGCGGTGAGGATAGGGGGCGCAAGGCACACGCTCGAGAAGGTGACCTTGCCGGGGGGCGTCGTCTGCATGTGCAGGCCATGCACCACCGCCATCTGGGAATCGGCGCTGGCCCACGCCCGGCGCACCGTCGCGGCGCTCATCGCCGGCGAGGAGGTGATGGAGGATCTGGGGATCGATACCGATCTGCTGCCCGATCTCTCCGATCCCGACGCGCAGGAGGGCTTCCGCAAGCTGCTCTTCGTCCAGGCGCTGGCGCGCCACGCGATCAAGTCGTGGAAGGGCGTCGAGGAGCCCCACGGTGGGGATGCCAAGGGCCAGAAAAGATGGCGGCCGGCGCCGGTGACGCACAAGGCGATCGCCGAGCTGATGAACATCCACCGGATGGCCGAGGAGTTCATCGACCGCTACGGCCGCAACGTCTTGCAGCGGTACGCCGAGGGAAACGCATCCAGGCTCTCGCCCAATGGCACTTCGGGCGGGGGCCGCAATACTGCGAAGGCTGCAAAGCGGCGGGTGCCGCCTGCGCGCAAGGCCGCATCGGCCTGAACGGCCGGCGCTGCCCCTATGTCGAGAGTGCCCCTGAGACCGACGAGGGGGCCGCGGCATGGGCCCATATCCTCTCCTGCCAGTCGCAGGTGCGCGTCGGCTTCGCCGGCGTGGTGGGCTTCGACTTTCCCGCCATCCTTGAGATGGCCGGGCATAAGGGCGTCGACCTCGAGATGCTCGCCTTGCTGCTGCCCTTCGCCGATTCGGGCCTCCGCCTCGGCCTCTCCGAACTGAAATCCGAAACCAAGGACACCTGATGCCGCGCGACGTCGCCATTCGAGTCTCGATGCAGGACGGCGAAACCGTCCGGCGCGCGCTCCAGTCGCTGGGCGCCGACGGCGAGGCCGCGCTGAAGCGCCTCGAGCGTGGCGGCCTGCCGGCGTCCGCAGGCCTGCGCGCCGTCGACGCCGCGGTGAAGGAAGTCACGGGATCGGTCGAGCACCTGGCCGCGCGCGCCGGCGCCGGCACGTCGGTCTTGCGTGCGTTCGGCCCGGGAGGCCTCGCCGCCGCGGCGGGCGTCGGCGCGCTCGTCATAGGTCTCGGCGCTCTTATGAGCAAGGCGCGCGAGGCAGCCGAGGAGTTCGACCACCTGCAGGATTCGGCGGACCGTCTCGGCACCGGCACCGAGTTCCTGCAGGGCGTGCGCTTCGCGGTGGGACAGTCCGGCGGCGACATCGAGAAGACCGAGGCCGCGCTCGACAAGCTCAACGCCGTGATGGGCAACGTCGCCAATGGCAACGCCAAGGAAGCGGCCGAAGCCTTCAAGCGCATGGGCGTATCGGTCACCGACAGCGAGGGCCGGATCAAGTCGCTGGAGCGCTTCCTGCCCGAGCTCGCGGACGGCTATGAGGGCCTGGCCTCCGCCCAGGACCGCGCCAGTGTCGCCACCCAGCTCTTCGGCCGCGGCAACCAGGCTTTCGCCCGGGTGCTGGCTGACGGTGCCGACGGACTGCGCCGGCAGATCGACCTGGCGCGGGAGATGGGCGCCGTCGTCGACGAGGAACTGGTCCGCAAGGGAGCCGAGGCCAAGGACAAGCTCGAGGCGCTGGCCATGGTGGTGCAGGCACAGCTCAACGGCGCCGTGATCGACGCCGTGCCGGCGATCGTCGCGCTGTCGGAGGGCTTCGCTGCTCTCGCCAAGTACATCGGCTATACGGCGGACGCCTGGAAGTCTCTGCCGGACCAGCGGATCGCGACCTTGACCGACACGCTGGGCAAGCTCCGCGCGGAACTGGAAAAGCTTCAGTCCCAGCGTGACGATGCGATCTACAATCCCGGCGTCATCGACAATCTTCTCAACCGGGCGCCGGACACATCCGACTTCGACAGGACCATCGCCGCCCGCAAGGCCGCGATCGCCGCCATCGAGGCCGAACTCGAGGCCCGCGCCCAGAAGGGGCTCGAATTCAACCGCGGCACCGCGCTCGGCGCCGGCACCACCGAGGAGCTCGACGAATTTTCGGCCGCCGTGCAGGACACCATCGACAAGCTGGAGGAACAGGCCGAGAAGGCGCGCCTCGCCGGTCGCGAGCTCGCCGTCTATGAGGCGCTCCTCGGCCATGAGAACGCCACCGAGAAGGAGCGCCTGGCGATCCGCGCCGAGGCCATCAAGACCTACGAGGCCGAGGAAGAAAAGACCCGGCGCCTGAAGGCGGCGCGCGAGGAAGAGGCTGAGGCGAAGAAAAAACAGGCGGAAGCCGAACGCGAACATCAGAAGCTCATGCGCGAGGGCGAGCGGGTCACCGAGCAGGTCGGCACCGCCGAGGAGCAGCGCGCGCAGCGCCTGCGCGAGATCAATGAATTGCTCCTCGCCAACGCGATCAGCGAAGAGACGGCGGCGCGCGCGCGGCAAGAGGTCGAGGACGATCTTCTTGACGACCGCACGGATGTCGGCGGCGGCTTCGAGCGCGGGCTGCGCGAGATCCGCAAGGATGTGGGCGACACGGCCGAGGAGACTGAGAGCCTGCTGACCAATGCCTTCTCGGGAGCCGAAGACGCGCTCGTCAACTTCGTCAAGACCGGGAAGCTCAACTTCGGCGACCTCGTCGACTCGATGATCGACGACGTGGCGCGGCTGGCCATCCAGCTGGCTATCTCCGGCATATTCAACCTGATCAGCGGAGGGGCCGCGCCGGCGGGCGTTGCACCCGGCACCAATGGGCTGGGCTTCCTGCACTTCGGGGGGCCGCGCGCCGGCGGCGGCCCGGTATCGCCTGGCAGCTGGTACATGGTGGGCGAGCGCGGGCCCGAGCCCTTCGTTCCGAGCGTGCCCGGCAACATCCTGCCAAATTCGGCGCTGGGCGGCGGTTACTCCGGGCCGATGCAGCTCAATCTCAATGTGCGCAACGAGTCGAACGGCGAGCCCCAGGTGACGCGTGCCGAGCAGCGGGGCAATCAGTTCGATATCGACATGTACATCGAGCGCAAGGTGCTGGAGACCATGGCAGGCTCCGAATCGCAGCGCCTCTTCGACAACGGCTATGGCATGCTGCCCGCTAGGACCAGGAGATAGATCATGTATGCCTGGTCGGCCACGCTGCCGCAAAGCGCCCTGGTGCGCAACTTCTCAATGGATCTCGACGCCAATGTCGATGTGTTCCAGCCGGACGAGGGCGAGCCGATCACGGCGCCGGCGTCTCCCTTCTCTTATGAGACCTGGAACCTCACATTCCGCATGTCGCCGGCGCAGCGTGACGAATTCCGCGTGGCGTGGAAGGCCGACATCAAGAACGGGGCCCTCAGCTTCACTGGACCCGATTTCATGACGGGAGCCCCCGGACCCATCAAGTACAAGCCTGTACCCCGGACCAAGCCGAAGATCGCGCCGATCGGGACCGGCCGGCAGTTCTCGGTGAGCTTCGCCGTGCGCAGGAAGGTCTGACATGCCGTCGACCGAAAAGCTGCTGTCGCATGAGCGGTCCGATCCGCTCATCGATCTTGCCGTCATCACGCATCCGCGCATCGAGCCCCTGCGCGCCGCAAATGTCGAGCCGGAGGAGGATGGGTCGAACGATGTCTTCCACCAGGGCGAGCGCTTCCTGCCGTTTCCCTTCGCCTTGGAAAGGCCGGGCGAGGGGCCCAGCCAGCAGACCGGCAGCATCAGAATCCCGAACCTCGACCGGCGCATCGGTGAGGGAATCCTGGCGATCGCCGGACAGGACCCGGCGCAAGTGCGGCTCCTGCAGGTGCTCGCCTCGACGCCAGACGAGATCGAGTGGTCCTATGCCCGGCTGCTGCTGCGCAACGTGGCGCTCAATCAGGTCGAAGTCACCGGAGCGCTCCGCCATCCGGACCTCACGTCCGAGCCATGGCCGAACCTCCGGGTCACGCCAGGCCTCTTCAGGGCGATCTACAGGGCGCGCGGATGACCTCACATTGGGCTGATAAGTATGTCGGCGTGCCGTACCGCGCCGAGGGCCGCGATCTCGGCGGGTGCGATTGCTGGGGCCTGGTGCGTCTGGTGATGCGCGACCAGGCCGGGCTCGATCTCGCCGCGTTCGAAACCGTGCGCGTGCGCAATGGCGCGCGCGTGATGGCCACGGTCCGCGAGGAGATCGCCAGCGGCGAGTGGCTCGAAGTCCCGCGCGACGAGGCGCGCCTCTTCGATGTCGTCACGATGCGTTGCCATTTTCGCACGCGCGCGGGCTGGCAGGCCGGCGACATTCATATCGGCATCTGCGCCGGGACGAATGGGCTCGGGGTTAAGCATGTCCTGCATGTCGAGGAGCCGTGGAACGCGGTCTGCCTGCCATTCTCGCATCCGACGATCAGCTTCCGGCTCAAGGAAATCTACCGGCATAGGAGCCTCGCGTGAAACGTACGACTTCGGTTCCGATCATATCCCGGCTCGAGCCCTTCAAGCCCGAGTGGACCTATGCCGTCCCGGAAGGCTTGACGCTGCTCGAGATCGTCGAGCGCGTGCCCAACCTGCCCGCCGCCTTCGTCCACCATGGCGAGGTCCTCGTCAACGGCAAGCGATGGCGCCGCGCTATGTGGAAAAGCGTCCGCCCTACGGCCATGGCCGTGGTGACGCTGCAGCTCATGCCCGGGATAGGAGGCGCCGGCGGCGGTGGGGGCGGCGGCGGTGGCCAGAAGAACGTCGCCCTCACCATGGCGGCGATCGTTATCCTTGCCGGCACGATCTTCATCGGCGCCGGAGGCATCGCCGCCCTGGCGGGCCTGCCCGCAACTTCGACCTGGGCCGCCGGCGGCCTCGGCGCGCAACTCGCCGCCGGCCTGTTCGGCGCCGCCGGGGCGTTCGCGCTCCAGGCGCTCGCCCCGCCGCCCTATTCGCCCAAGGCGCCGGCGACTACGGGCAGGGACAGCGGGTCCGATCCCTTGTCGCAGGCGGGGATCACCGGCAACGGCGTCAAGATCGGCGATGAGCTGCCGGCGGTGCTCGGGCTGTTGCAGTATTCTCCGCCGCTTGGCAGCCCGTCTTTCACGACGCTCCAGAACGGCGTCGTCTATGCCCATGCGACCTACCTTCTCGCGGGCTATTACGACGTGAGCAATATCCTCCTCAACGGCGTGCCGATCGGCGAGTTCGCCACCGTCCAATATGAGGTACGGGACGGCGCCCCCGGCAACAGCCTCCTGACGCTCAACAACAAGACGTTCATCGAGAAGCGCAACCAGAATGCGCTGCTGACCAATTTCGTGCTGGAGGGCGAGGACAGCAGAGGCAACAAGCTCGTCCACCAGTCCAACCCCGACCAGGATCTGCCACAATGGCAAGTGTTCAAGACGGCGGGCCCGGCAGACGAGATCCGCATCCGGATCTTCATCCCGGCGCTGCAATGGACGGATGACACCAATACGGTTCCGCCCGAGACCGGCGTCGTTCCGGTCAGAGTCGAGATCCGCGAGCGCGGCACGTTCACCTGGCTCAAGATGCCGGTCATTCACTTCAGGAGCCACAAGCTCAATCAACAGCTGCGGCAGGAGATCAGGCTGATCTGGGTCGCCGATCCGGGCGGCGCCCGCATCAATTTCAAGCGCGGCCTGCACACCTTCGGCGCCTATCACACGACGGGCGACGGGCAGGCGTTCGAATACAATTCGGAGAGCTATTTCCTTCAGCCTGCGATCGTCGACCAGATTCCGGTGATGACGGCGGCGACCACCAGCGGCGTCACGATGTCGGCATCGAACCAGGTCGTCGGCAACGAAGCCTGGCGTGCCGGCGACAATAGCGCGCTCACAACCTATTGGATCGCCAGCAGCGCTTCGTTGCCGCAATGGAACAAGGTCGATTTCGGGGCCGCCGGCGCGCGGATCATCAAGTCGATGATGATCTCGCCGAGGTTCGCGGACGATGGCGCGCCGGAAGATTTCACGGTCCAGGGATCGAACGACAATGCGATCTTTGACGTGCTGCTGACGGTGGAGGGGTACACCCGCTGGAAGGATGACGATGAGCCCGATCCGGCAACCTTCCAGTTCGACACCTTTGGATCATATCGGTACTACCGGATTCACGTTACGAAGACCATCGACGGAGGTCCCGCCAATCTCCTCGACTGGCAATTGTTCCTGCACGACGCGCCCGGAACGAGCGAGTTCCACGAGAACAACCCGGCCGACATCTTCGCTTCGAACTGCAATCTGCATGACGATGGGATAGACATCTTCCTTGACCCGGCGACCTTCCCGAAGGGCGAATATGAGGTCCGGGTCAAGCGCGGCCTGGGCGTCATCGAAAATCAGTTCAACGAGGAGCAGTACACCTATAGCGCCAGCGCCGTGAACGCGAATTTCTTCGGCTATTACGACGACGCCGGCATCAAGAAAGTGCGCCAGACCCAAGCGACGGTCGCGAGCGAGACGTTCCTCGAGAGCTTCACCACGATCGAAAATGTCTACCCGTTCGATCCAAGCATCCACCAGAAGGGCGTAGCGATGATCACGCTGGTGGCGCCGAGCATGACCATCGAGAGCCTGTCGGCTTCGTTCCACAGCATCGTCCCGGTGTACCAGGACGGCACGTGGTCGACACTCGCTCCGTCGTCGAACCCGGCGGCGCTGTTCCGCCATGTCGCGCTGGGCAAGGAGAATGTGAAGGCGCTACCCGGCGAGATCGTCGACGAGGAGAACCTGCAGGCTTTCTGGGCGAGATGCGTCGCGGCGGGCTTTGAATGCAATTTCGTCGCCGACGGGATGTCGGCGGAGCAGATCCTGCAGGTCATCGCCGCCGCCGGCTGGGCAGTGCCGAAGCGCGCCGGGCTTTGGGGCGTCATGATGGAATATGACCGTTCCGGCGATGCGATCCAGCAGTTGTTCACTTCACGCAACTGCAAGTCCTATGGCCACAGCATCGATTTTCCCGACGCGATCCATGCCATCCGGGCGGAGTATTCGAACGAGGACAACGACTACGCGCCGGACGAGGTCATCGTCTACGCGCCTGGCTACAATATCGACAACGCGGTCAATATTGTCGCGGTCAAGTATCTGGGGATCACCAATACCGACAAGGTAGCCGACCGGGCGCTGCTCGACATAAGGCAGATGATCTATCGCAGCGTGACATCGGAGATCGAGGTCCCGGCGGAAGGTATCTGCTCGGCCGCCGGCGATCTCGTCGGCCTAAATGACGACGTCCTCGTCAAACATCACGGTGCCTGCCTCATCGAGGCAGTCCTGCTGGACGGCGGCGGAAACATAACGGGCCTGGTGCTCGAGGCGGAGATCGACTTCGGCGCCGCCGCCGGCGAGATCGAGGAGCGCATGATGGCGGCGATCCGCACCATGCCGGCGGCGGGCCCGCCCGCCGTCATCATGGCCGAGATCGACGAGCAGACCGAAACCGACACGGTGACCTTCACCACGCCGATCCCGCCGGACGCCACGGTCAAGGCCGGCGGCCTGGTGGCCTTCGGCGTCTATGACCAGGTCGTCGTCCGCAAGCGCATCTTCGAGATCGCCCGGGGGCGCGGCAAGACCCACCGGCTGCGGCTCAAGGACGACGCCTCCGAGCTGATCCACGCCGCCTAAATCCGAACCGAAAGAGGGACTGTCATGATCCGTTCCTGCAAAGCGGTGCTCGCCGCTCTGTTGCTGCTGGTCCTCGCCCAGACCGCCGCCCACGCCACGGCGAGCGGCGCTACGCCGTGCAGCGGCGGCGGTTTCCAGATCTCGACGAACTGGCAGAACAACACCTGCCCGGATGTCAATGAAGAGATGGCGAATGCCAATAACCGGGGCATCATCCGGCTGACCTCGGTCGCCGGCACGAACGACTACACGGCCAATGCCGCGCCCTTCGCGCTGACCGCCTATGTCGACGGCCAGCACTTCACCCTGAAGGTTCCGAACGCCAACACGACGACCGGCCGTTTGAACGTCAATGGCCTGGGCCTCAAGGCGATCGTGAAGCAGAACGGGACGGCGCTTTCGTCCGGCGACCTGGCCACGTCGACGATCTATCTCGTTCAATATGTCGGCGGCGCCGATGATCAATTTAGGGTCATGGGGGCGGTCGGCACGCCTGGCGTCGATGACGACATTCCCGATGCCGGTTCGGACTATGCCAACCTCGTGGGCGGGACCGGGATCGTCAATTCGCCGGTCGGCACAATCGCCTTCGACTTCAGCGACAAGGGCGCCAGCCCGGCGCTGTCGGTCGATCAGTGCGTCTTCACCTCCAACGCGACGACCGCCGGCTATATCGTCTGCGAGGGCGATACCGCGGATACTTTCGAAAGCCGCATCGCCTTCGCCGATCCGACCGCCGATCGGCTGATGACGGTTCCCAACGCCAACTCAAATCCGGTCCAGCCGCTCACCTGCGGTGGCACCGACAAGATCTCGGGCATATCGTCCGCCGGCGTCGTCACCTGCGCGGCCGACCAGGTCGGCGGCGGCGTCTCCGATGCCGACTATGGCGATATCTCCGTCGTCGCCGGCGTCTGGACGATCGATGTCGGCGTCGTCACCTCGGGCAAGATCCTCGACGGCACGATCGCCAATGGCGATCTCGCCAACATGGCAAATGCCACCTTCAAATGCCGCAACACGGCCGGCAGCGGCGCGCCCGAGGATTGCACGGCAAGCCAGGTGCGCAGCCTGCTTGCGCTCGTCATCGGCACCAATGTGCAGGCCTGGGACGCGGATCTGGATACCTGGGCGGGCGTGACGCCCTCGGCCAACGGCCAGTCGCTCGTTTCGGCGGCGAATTATGCCGCGATGCGCGCGCTGCTCGATCTCGAGGCGGGAACCGACTTCTATTCGATCGCCGCCGCCGATGCCGCGTTTCAACCTCTTGATAGCGATCTGACCACATGGGCAGGCGTGACGTCGTCGGCAAATGGGCGATCGCTGGTCTCGGCTGCGAACTATGCGGCGATGCGCGCGCTGCTCGATCTCGAAGCGGGAACCGACTTCAACGCCTTCAGCGCGCGCCTGGCTGACATTGCGGGCATCACCTGGAACCAAGGCGACATCCTCTATTACAACGGGTCGAACCTCGTCGACCTCGGGCCTGGCACGAATGGTCAATTCCTGAAGACGCAAGGCGCCGGCGCTAATCCGGTTTGGGCCGATGCTCCTGGCGCTGGTGGAGGCGCTGACGTCTTCACCGATCTTAACGACGTTCCAGCGTCCTACAGTGGCGCGGGCGGCCGATGCGTCAAAGTTACCGCTGGCGAAGACGGCCTTGAATTCGTCGCTTGCGCGGGCGGCGGCAGCATGGACGACTTCACCTTGGCCGGCGACGCGGGAACGCCGCAGACGATCGCCGACGGCAATACCCTGACCGTCGCGGGCAGCACGGGGGTTTCGACCGCGGCCGGCGCTACCGACACACTGACGATCACGCTCGACAGTGACCTTCAGTCGTGGGCCGGCGTCACGCGCGCGAGCGGCTTCGATACGTTCACGGCGACGCCCTCGAGCGGCAACTTTGCCTCGCTGGTTACCGGCGAAACGGGCTCCGGCGCGCTCGTCCTCGGCACCGATCCCGACATCTCGATTTCAGCCACGACCGAGAGCAACATTGAGGCGGCGATCGACACCTTGTCGAACCTGACGTCTATTCAGGGACGAACTATCACGCTCACTGACGACAATCTCGACGTCCTGGCGGGCTGGGATGACAGCGACGGCGCCTATGAAAGCTTGTCCCTCGCCGAAATCGCAACGGAAGCTTCACCGGCCGCCGGTGACTTCCTGCTGATCTATGGTGCTGAGGGCGACCTCAGAAAGGTCGATTGGTCGGGCCTTCCTGGTGGCGGGGGAGACTCGATTACTGTCAACACGACCGCTGTCACCGATCCTGATTTTGACAATGCTGCGCCGGCCGCACCAGCCGGCGGGTATAACGTCAAATGGCAAACCTCCTCGAACGACATGAGCGCCTACATCGATTTTACCGGCGCGACCGATCTCACCTCACCTGATGTTGCGGACTCAATCCTAGTCAATGACGACTCGGCGTCGGACGCAATCCGTGAGGTATTGCTCTCAGATCTATTCAAGGTGACGAATGCCTTAACCGAGGACACAGCGCCGGCTGTCACCGCCGATTTCGTTCCGACCTACGACACCTCGGCGACATCGGCGAAAAAGGTCCTGCTCTCGAGGATCGGCGTCGGCAAGACTGTAGTCCCGCTCCCGGCTGGATCCGGTACCACGCCATCCGGCGGCGGCATCGCCTCCTGCACGATGATCAATGCGTTCGACTCGGGCTCGAACGATATCTTCATGAAACAGTGCAGCTTCTCGGCCGGCACTGACAACGCCATCTACTACTACATTCCAGCACCCAAGGCCGCGAATGAGACCGTCGACTGGACGGTTAGGGTCGACTGGACCTCAGCAACGACGACGGATGGATCGGACAACGTGATATGGACGGCTGCTGCCGTGTGCTGGTCGAATGATGACAGCCTCAACGGCAATGCATTCCCGACCGTCGACACCGTCACCGATACGCAAACCGCTGCCGGAGATTTCCTCTCGACTTCGGAAATCACGGCGATTACGCCCGCTGGCACCTGGGCAGAGAATGACGGCTGCGTTCTGAGGATTACGCGCGATGCCGATGCCGGCGGTGACAACTTTAACGGCACGGCCGAGCTTTTGAATGTGATGCTCTACATCACTACCAACGCCAATACCGAGGATTGATCCGATGCAATTTGATCCTCGCCGATTTGTAAAGCTCGCCTCGGGCCTCGTGGTCCCGAAGCGGCCGGCCTTGTTCACCCCGAAACGCTTAGGGGGCCTTACCAGGCGTGCATTCCTGGCAGGCCTCGGTGCATCGATAATCACGCCCACGCCAGCGCTGGCGAATTTCAGCGCAGCGCCTGGCTTTGCCGTAGCATGCCTTCCGGTCTCGCTCACCTATGTCAGCATCGTAGGCGACACAGCCAATGGGACCAACTATACATTCACGTCTCAAAGCTATGGCGCGGTAGTGCCAGCCGGCAATGCCCGTCATCTGCTCGCTTGCATTTCTGGCGTCGCCAGCTCAACTGCCGGCGACATCACCTCGGCCACGATCTCTGCTAATGCCACCACCCGTGTCGCTTCGGCGGGCTCGGTGGGACGGCCGATGGCCTGCTTTCTCCTGACAGACAATGCCCTGACATCTGGTCAAGTGGCTTGCGTCTTTGCTCAGACCCAAGTTCATGCGGCTTGCGCAGTTTTCCAGTTGGTCAATCCGATCAGCACGACCCCAACGAATACCTCGGCGGCCTCGGCTAATGCCACCTCGGTCAACACCACCCTAACAACCCCGCCCTGCGGTGTTGGCCTCGCGATGGCATCACCGAACGTACTCTCGGGCGCCCTAAGTTGGACCATCGATCTTGGGACGATCACCGAAGTTTATGATTTTAATGTTGACGGCGGAGCAGGGACGAATGTCGGCGGTGCTGTAACCGGGCCAGTCAACAATGAGCAGCGCACCGTCACGGTGACCCAGGTTGAAAGCGGCAACGTCATCCAAATATTCACTGCTGGATGGAACTAGCAGGTGGCGGTCACTAAAACTTCGGCGACGCGAGGCGTTCAACGGAGTCGCCCTCGACGTAGAGCACCCCATCCAGATCAAGAATCTTTTCCATGATGACGCGTACATCGGAGGCTGAAATATCCTGTTTCAGCCTGACAATAAGCGGTGGAAACCGCTCATCTTTTAGGTTCTTTGTCGTGCTCTTCCGCTCGCTGAGACTCCCCCTTTTGGTAGGAGTCTTTGCTTGGTGCTTGCGGATGTCCATGGTTTTGCCGCCCCAACAGACTGTGTCGCCGACGACACGCTAGCGTCTTGCCAGGAGCCTTGTCAAATGAAGCGCAGCCCCCTCACTTTCCTGCTGCATTGCGACGCGGCTATGTCGCACCGCAATGACGCGCCATGATGAAAGTCATCCGCATGGTTTCATCGATCCACATTCTGTGGGGATCGAGCCTGATGTTCTTGCCGGTCCCGCGGCCGTTCGGCGCGCTGGAGCCTTATTTTGTGCTGTTCTCGACGTCCGGCGCCGGCGCGGTGCTCACCTTCTCCGGCGCGCTGCCGCTCCTGGCGCTGCATCTGAAGCGGTTCCGGTGCCTGCTGTGCTCGGTCGTTCCCCAGCAGATGCTGCTGTTCTGGGCGCTCATCATTTCCGGCCGCGACGTCATCGAGACCCATGACCATAGGGCGGTCCTCGCCCTTTGCTACCTGTTGCCGATGACGATCTATCACTTCAGCGAGGTGGTCGACCTGGCCGAGCATTTTTTCTGGAAGGCGAGGAAAGATGACCGCGACTGACCTGGCTGCGCTCCTCAACAGATATGCCGGCGAGATCATCGCGACGATCCTCTCGCCCATCCTGCTGGGCCTGGTCGGCTACTGGAAGCTCAAGCGGCTCGGCGTCAATCGATCGAACATTGCCGAGATCGAGGACCGGGCAAAATTCCGCCAGTCGCTGCTCGATCGCATCACCCAGGTCGAGGCCGAGCTCAAGAATTCGCACGCCCGCGAGCTCCAGCTCATGCAGCAGAACAACCTGCAGGCTCACCAGATCGGGCAGCTGCAGGGCGAGAACGACGCGCTGCGCGAGGACGTCAGGGAACTGAAGGAGAAGCGCCGCGAGGACAAGCAGCGCATCCGCGAGCTCGAGGAGAAGACCAAGGGAATGAGGCTGCCATGAAGTCGTTCCGCGGAGCGATCATCATCCTGATCGCCGGCGTCCTGTTGCTGCTGCTTGCCGCCTGGCTGGCGGCGCCGGCGCGCGCGCATGACTGGTACTCCTCAAGCTCCGATCCGGTCTACCAGTCCTCATGCTGCGGCGGGCATGACTGCGCCCCGGTCGATCCCGAATGGGTTTCGATCGAAGGCGACGGCTACCGGCTGCGCATGACGCTCGATCAGGCGCGCACCGTCAACAAGCAGGCTCAGGCGCCGGTCGATGCCCACATCCCCGGCAACCGCGTGCAGAGCCCGCCTAATGCCGATCATCTCTTCTATGCCTGCATCTATGACCGCGATCGCGAACGGCCGCGCCAGGGCGTGATCTGCTTCTTCGCAACCCCGACAATGTGAGCTCCCATGATCAAATGCTTCTTCATCGTGCCGACAGGCGAGCACGACTGCTCGGTCACGGGCTACTGCGCCAATGGCCATCGCGCGGACATGGCAATGGGGCGCCTGTCGCAGCGCCCGGGGTTCCCCGACAAGCCATCTGCGGCCGGCCTGAAGCCCACCATTCATTTCACTTGACATACCCAAACACTTTGGAGGTCTCCGATGAGAGCCAATAGAGAAGCCGTGCTTGCTGAAATCCTTCACACCGAGGCGGGCTATGCCGAGCGCAAGGAAGAGGGCGGCGGCGCCGTCAATCGCGGGGTGACCTTCGCGGTGTTCTCCGCCTGGCGCCGGCTCAAGGACCTCGAATACGGCAACGATCCCCTGCCGCCGACCTGGGATGACCTCAAGCGGCTGACCAGGGAGGAGGCGATCGAGATCTATGAGGACCAATACCTGGCGCCGATCCGCTTCGATGAGCTGCCCGCAGGCGTCGACTATTGCGTCCTCGATGCCGCCGTGAACGGTGGGGTCACCGGCAGCATCAAGATCCTGCAGGAGGCGCTGGGCTTCGAGCCCGAGAAATGCGACGGCCACTTCGGCGCGGTGACGCGCTGGGCCGTCACGCATCGCGTCGTGCCCGACCTGATCATGCGGCTGTGCGACGAGCGCCTCGAAACCTACCGCACCTTCAAGACGCGGTGGAACACCGTCGCCAACGAGAAGACCGGCAAGACCTGGGGCGAGATCTGGAGCGAGCGCATCGAGAAGGTGCGGGGACACGCGCTCAAGATGGTGGGCGTGACGCCGGTGCTCGTCGATCCGGAAGTGCCCAAGCCGCCGCCGGCGCCGCGGCTGACGCCGATCATGCCGTCTCCCTATATCAACCGGCTCGGCATGGACCTGCTGCTCGAGGGCTGGACCAAGGAAGGGTTTGCCAAATACGTCGAGGAGGTTGTGGCCAAGCGCATGGGCGCCTGGCGGCCGCAAGGCGTGGTGCTCCATGCGACCTATCAGCCGAGCCTCAAGACCTGGGACGAGGACAAGACGGTCCGCAAGATCACCGAGGCGCAGCGCATCGCCAACATGGTGCCGATGTGGCAGAAGCAGGGGTTCAAGGCCTCACCGCATCTCTTCATCGATCGCGAGGAGATCTGGACCGCCACTCCGTTGTGGAAGCGTGGGACCCATTCGCCGAGCTGGAACGCTACGCACTGGGGCGTGGAGCTCGTCGGCAACTACGCCGACGTCCCCGGCGAGGCGCTGCCGGCGAGTCTCAGGGACAACGCCGTCCACGCGATCGCCTGCCTCTATCTGATGCAGGGCTATGAGCCGACCAAGAGCAATTTCCGTTTCCATGGCGAAGACCCGCGCACGTCTCACAAGCGCTGCCCGGGCCACGCCGTGGGATCGAAGGAGGAGTGGGACCGGTTGATCGAGGCAAAGATGGCCGAGCTCGCGCCCGGCGATCACTATGTGAGGGACTGAGCCATGATCGGCTGGATCATCCTGCTGCTGCTCCTGGGTGGCCTCGCGATCTGCGCCTTCTCCCTTGTGAAGACCGAGCAGAACACCGGCACGGCCGATGCGCGCATGGGCGAGGCGTTCATCTTCCTCGTCGGCGCGGCGATGGTCGCGCTCGCGCTGATCATCCTGATCGGCGCTGACATCTACAAGCTGATGTAGCGATGGGCCAGCTCAGTTCGCGCCTGCGCAGCTCGCGCGCCGGCAGGCATGCGCATTGGTGCCCGGGCTGCGAGGAGATGCATGTCATACCCGCCCGCGGCTGGACCTTCGACGGCAATGTCGAGACACCGTCGTTCCATCCGAGCGTCAAGCATACCGGCTTGCGCACAGTGGTCGTCGACGGCCGCTGGACGGGCGAGTGGGTTCTCGACGCCGCGGGCACCCCGATACCTCACTGCTGCCACTATTTCCTGACGGCTGGCGAGCTGCGGTTCTGCAGCGACAGCACGCATCCGCTCGCCGGCAGGACGGTGGCATTGCCGGAACTGCCGGCGCATCTCGCGGACGAGGACATATGATGATGGCCGCGGCAGCCCTGGCCACCGGCGGCATCGTCCTCGTGCTGCTCGGCCGCTCGATCCTGCATGACGCCAAGGACGCGCTGCTCGGGGCCTGCGGCGCTCTCATCGGCTTCGCCGGCGTCGTCAGTCTCTTCGGCGCCGTGCTCGCCCTCTTCTGATCCGCGCGCGGCGGCTCCGCGCTTACCCATGGAGGATCCGACATGAACGCCTTGAGCTATGTGGCGTCCGAATGGACCGTGCAACTCGCCTTTCTCGGCCTCGTCGCCTTCACCATCGGCGCCGTGCTGACGGCGCGCGGCAAGCGCCGCAGCGAAGAGATCGGGCTGCGCAAGGAGCAGTTCCAGCATCAGGCCAAGATTGAGCTGAAGCGCCTCGATGCCGAACTCAATTCCCTCGACGGCAAGGCGGCGCTGCCGGCGCCCCGCCCGGGCGACGGTGACGGCGAGATTTAATTTCCCGCGCGCGGCGGTTCCGCGCAATTCCATAGGAGTACAGAAATGTCTGGTACCAACCTGGGCGCCGCGGGCAGCGTCATGCTGCGCGTCGTCAAACTCTCCATCGCCGCCGCCATCGGTTTGGCCGTGGTCGGTGGCGCGCTCATCTCGACGGCTATGGCGCAGACCGCGCCGGCGCCGGATACCACAGTCGATTTCACGCCAATCGTGAATGGCGTTGTTGCCACCGCCGGCGCCGCCTTGCTCGCGCTCGCGACCTGGATCGGCTGGTATGTGAAGAACTGGGTTGCCTCTAAAGTCGATCTCTCGACGACCCAGCTCGATGAGCAGCTGCAGCAGATGTACAATGAGGCGGCGGCCCGCTCGATCGCCTACGCCGAGAGTGCCGTCAAAGGCGTGGTGCCCAAGGAGGTCGACGTCAGAAGCGCGTTCGTGGCCACCGCGGCGGAATACCTGCTGAAATTTTGGCCCGACCTGGTCGGCAAGCTCGGCCTCACGCCCGAGAAGATCCGCGACACGATCATCGCGCGGTTGCCGAGCGGCGTCATGACCGAGAAAGCCGATGCCATTGTCGTGGCCAAGGCGGCCGGCTCTGCGGCCGAAGCCAAGAAATGAGCTTCAAGGTCCTCCTCGAGATAGGGCTCATCGCGCTCAGGATCGGCAACAGCATCTTCGAGGAAGCCAAGCGCCGCGGCATCAAGCTCGAGGGCTACACCGAGGCGCTCAACGAACAGGCCGCCGCCACCGTGCGGGTGACGGGCATCAACGCCAGATCATTTGGAGAGGTAGCAGGATGGACCGACAGCCAAGTCGAAGACGATTTGACCAGGCCGCCGTCGCCGGTCTCGCGGCCCTGATCCTGGGCGGCTGCACGCTCTTCGGCGAGAAGCCGGAGATCAAAGCCGATCCGGTGGAGACGGTCTGCTCGATTCCGTATCCGCCGACGCTCACGCGTGAAGAGGCGCGGCAGACGCCGCCGCGGCTCGGTCGCTGGACCTCGGGCGCCAAGCGCGCGCTCGAGCAGAACGGGTGCCCGGTCAGCCGATAACAAATGTACATTGATGCACATTGATGTGCGTTGTTGTAGGGTCCTTATTTCTCGCCGCCTGGCTCTCCCGCCGGGCGGCGTTTTTCTTTGTCTACTCGCACCTCACCGCGGCCAGCCAGGCATTGATCGGCAGCCTGAGATAGCGCTCCTGCTCATACCAGTCGCGGCCGGGACGATCGATCTCGGGCGGGTGCACATAGCCGGGCTTGCTGAGCACCGGCGCCCGTGCGTCGGGTCGAACCCATAGCGGCCATCCCGGCTCGCGCAGATTGCGGGCGCCGCAGGTGCCGCAGACCAGCAGGAACGACGCGTCGGCGAAGGTCAGGTGGCCGGGCAGGCGCACGGCATCCCGCGTGAAATACCCGTGCCTGCCGCAGATCTGGCAGCCGATCTCGAGGAGCTTGCCGGGAAAGTCGCCGACCGTCGCGATCGGCTCGGCTGCCGCGTAGTCGATCGCGGCCTGGCTGACGGTTGCCGTCGTCATGTTCCAACCCATTACTCAACTCACCAAGAACGAATTGAGAACAAGGCGCGGCATCCTGTCAAGCTGGGATTTGCCGGCGCGCACCTTATCTAGGGTCAATCATGCCCCGGATATGGTTCTCAAAGCCGCCCGTCTGCGTCATGGACCGGGCCAAGCCCGGCCTCGTGCGCCAGGTATCCTCCGTCGAAGCGGCGGCCGAGGAGCTTCTCAAATGGCCGAACAGCCGGAAGCGCGACAAGGCGGCGACCCTCATCGCCGACGCCCATGCCGGCAAGGCCGACGTCGACCAGGCCAAGAAGGCCTTCGAGGCTGCGGCGAAGGAAGCGAAGGTCTGGGTGCCGTATCGCGGGCCCTAGGCCGCGGCCTTGGGCGTGGGGATCTTCGCCAACTCGCCGGCGAGCTTCTGCCGTGCGTCCCACAGGTCGACGGCCTGCTGCATGTTGAGCCAGACCTCGGCGCCATTGCCGCAGAACTTGCCGATCCTCACGGCCGCCTCGGGCGTGATCGACACTTGCTCGGCCAGGATCTTGCGCAGCATCTGAGGCGAGATGCCGAGATCCCGCGCGGCCTGAAGCGGCGACATCTTGAGCGCCGGCAGCACCGTATTCCTGAGGACGGCGCCGGGGTGCGGGGGGCGGATGGCCCGATGGGGTGTAGCGGTCATCTTGCGACCCTCCTCAATGATACTGCTCTAGGTCGACCTTGACGGCGTCGGCGCCGTCAAATTCGAAAGTTATGCGCCAAGGCCCGTTCACGGCGACACTGTAGCGCAGCGGCTTGAACTGCTTCAAGGCGTGATAGCCATAGCCCGGCAGGTCCATGGCGGCCGGCGTCGGGGCGGAATCGAGGAAGCCGAGGCGCTCCTTGATGCGATCGTGAAACTTGCTCTGGATTTTGTTGGTGCGGCCGGTCTCGAACAGTTCCTTGAGACCCTTGTGCTTCCAGCTCTTGATCATGGCCTGCGGGCCTCCTGCCCGGTGCGGCGGGCCCGATGCCCATCCCGATGACCTAAATTTAGGACATGCGGCTTCGAATGTCAAGTCTTGTCTTGCTGATTTTTTGGCGCGCTCGTCGAAATCTTCTCTTGCAGCCCGGCCCGCCCAGGTCCTATATTTAGGACGCTGGCATCACGCCCGCCACGAGGAACGAAGGTCCATGAGCGGTCCCACCATCCAGGAAATCGGCGAAGCTCTCTTTGGGCCGCGCTGGCAATCGGAGCTGGCGCGCGCGCTCGAGATGAGCGATCGCCACATGCGCAGGCTCGCCGCCGGCGAGGCACCCCTTACGCCCGGGATCATGGCCGACGTCCGCAAGGTCGCCGTCGAACGCGGCCGGACGATCGCCGGCCTGATCAAGCGCCTGCCGCAGTAGAGCGGCCGGCGCACTCATGCTGTGGCCTTTCGTCTCATCGTCCACCATGCTGTGCCGGTGTGTTTCTCCAGGGGCGTTTCGCCGGCAACAAGTGGAAAGCGGCGCGGCCGGTGCGTTCCGCTTTGTTGCCGCGGTGTTCCGGAGCGACCGCCAAGTCACCGCCAAAAATCGCCCGGAAAAGACGGACGCCGGACGGAGCGCTTCTATCCAATTGAATCTCTTGTAAAATACGAAGCGCTGCACAAATAGAGTCCCATGATACCGACGTTATTGTTGTTGGGCCCATGAGTGGTAGATTCAGAGGCATGACTCAGGCACCGGTTTCGCTCGACGACAAATATGATCTGACCAAGGACCGGGTCTTCATCTCGGGACCCCAAGTCATGGTGCGGGCGACGCTCGCCCAAAAGGCCCTCGACCGCGAGGCCGGCCTCAATACGGCAGGCTATATAACCGGCTATCGCGGCTCGCCGGTCGGCGGCGTCGACCAGGCCTTCGAGCGCGCCAAGGCCAAGCTCGAGCCCGAAGCCATCAAGTTCCATCCCGGCCTCAATGAGGACCTCGCCGCCACCGCCGTCTGGGGCAGCCAGCAGGCCGAAATGTGGGGCGAGGGCGCCTATGACGGCGTCTTCAGCATCTGGTACGGCAAGGGCCCGGGCGTCGACAGGAGCGGCGACGTGCTGCGCCACGCCAATGCGGCGGGCACCTCGAAACATGGCGGCGTGCTGGTCATGGCGGGCGACGACCACGGGGCCGAATCCTCGACCGTGCCGCATCAGAGCGAGATCGCGCTGCTCGACGCCATGATCCCCATCCTCAATCCGGCGGGTCTCCAGGAGCTTTACGACTATTCGATCTATGGCTGGGCGCTGTCGCGCTTTGCCGGTACCTGGGTCGGCGTCAAATGCCTGCACGATACGGTGGAATCGACCGGCGTCATCGAAGCGGGCCTGCACCGCATCCGCCCGAAGCTGCCGACCAACTTCAAGATGCCGCCCGGCGGGCTCAACATCAGGCCGAATGACGACCGGCACGACCAGGAGAAGCGCCTCCATAATTTCAAGCGCCAGGCGGCCATCGCCTTCGCGCAGGCGAACGGCCTCAACCAGATCGTGTTCCGCGGCGGTCCCCACCCCAAGATCGGCATCGCCAGCGTCGGCAAGAGCTATCTCGACACGCGCCAGGCGCTGGAAGAGCTCGGGATCGATGAGGCCATGGCGGCGAAGATCGGGCTGCGCCTGCTCAAGATCGGCCTCATCTGGCCGCTCGATTCCGCCGTCATGCATGAATTCGCGAGCGGCCTCGATCTCATCATCTGCGTGGAAGAGAAGCGCGACCTGCTCGAGACCCATGTGCGCGAATTGCTGTTCAACGACCGCAAGCACGCCATCATCGTCGGCAAGAAGGACGAGCAGGGCGACAATCTGTTTCCGGTCTATGGCACGCTCGAGCCCAACCAGATCGCCATCGCCATCGGCGAGCGCATCCTCTCCCACAAGCATTGGCCGTCGGTCGCCTCGCGGCTGGAAGAGATCAAGGGCGTGCAAAGCCGGCTCAGCAACATTCCCGATCTTCTCGCGCGCACGCCCTATTTCTGTGCCGGCTGTCCGCATAATTCATCGACGATCCTGCCCGAGGGGGCGCGCGGCTATGCCGGCATAGGCTGCCACTGGATGGTCCAGTCGATGCCGACCCGCAACACCCATGGCTCGACACAAATGGGCGGCGAGGGCGCCAACTGGGTGGGCGAGGCGCCGTTCTCCAAGCGCAATCACATTTTCCAGAATCTGGGCGACGGCACCTATAATCATTCGGGCCTGCTCGCCATCCGCGCCGCCCTCGCATCGGATGCCAACATCACCTACAAGATCCTCTACAACGACGCCGTCGCCATGACCGGCGGCCAGGCGCATGACGGCAAGCTCAGCGTGCCGATCGTCGCCCAGCAGATGCGCGCCGAAGGCGTCGAGCGCATCGCCGTCGTCTCGGACGAACCCGACAAATATTCGGGCGCCCAATTCCCGGCCCATGTCACCTTCCATCACCGCGACGATCTCAACGCGGTGCAAAAGGAATTCATGAACGTCAAGGGGACGTCGGTCCTCATCTATGACCAGACTTGTGCGGCCGAGAAGCGCAGGCGGCGCAAGCGCGGCGAATATCCCGATCCCAACAAGCGCGTCTTCATCAATGAGCTCGTCTGTGAAGGCTGCGGCGATTGCGGTGTTCAGTCAAACTGCGTCGCCATTGCGCCGGTCGAGACGCCCTTCGGCCGCAAGCGCCAGATCGACCAGTCGGCCTGCAACAAGGACTATTCCTGCGTCAAAGGCTTCTGTCCGAGCTTCGTCACCGTCGAAGGCGGTGAGCTCATCCGCGGTCTCGACGTCAAGAGCCTGCCCGGCAGCGGCGCCGTCTTCCCGGTCCTCGCCGATCCCAAATTGCCGCCGCTCGACCGCCCGTGGTCGATCATGGTGACCGGCATCGGCGGCACGGGTGTCATCACCATTGGCCATATCCTCGGCATGGCAGCGCATCTCGAGGGCAAAGGCACCGGCATCATCGACATGGTGGGCCTGTCGCAGAAGAACGGCGCGGTGGTGAGCCATCTCAAGATTGCCAACCGGCCGGAAGACATCGCCGCCGTGCGCATCGCCGCCGGCGCCGCCGACCTGATCCTCGGCTGCGATATGGTGACATCGGCGGGCGAGAAGGTGCTGGCCGGTGCGTCGCCCGAGCGCACCCACGCGGTGCTCAATATTGCCGAGGTCATGCCGGCTTCCTTCACCCAGAAGGCCGATCTCAAGATCCCTTCAGACGAGATGCGGCTGCGCATCGAAGGCCGGGTGTTGAAGGGAGCGACACATCTCGTCGATGCGACCCGCATCGCGACCGCGCTCATGGGCGACTCCATCGCGAGCAACCTGTTCACGCTGGGCTTCGCCTATCAGAAGGGCCTTGTTCCACTCAGCGCGTCATCGATCGCGCAGGCGATCCGTCTCAATGGCCAGGCGGTGAAGATGAATCTCGACGCCTTCCTGTGGGGGAGGCGCGCCGCGCATGACCTCGCCGCGGTCGAGAAGATCTTGGGTCCCCGCGAAAGCAAGGAAGAGACGCTGGACGAGATGGTGGCACGGCGCGAAGCCTTCCTCGCCAATTACCAGGATCCCGCCTATGCCGCGCAATATGCGGAATTCGTCGCCAAGGTAAGGCAACGCGAGGCGGAGGTCGTGCCGAAATCGGTGGAGCTCACCCGCGCGGTCGCGCGCTATCTGTTCAAGCTGATGGCCTATAAGGACGAGTATGAGGTGGCGCGGCTCTATACCGACGGCACCTTCGATGCCGAGTTCGGCAAGCGCTTCAAAGGCGGCAAGCTCACTTTCCACCTGGCGCCGCCGATCCTCGCCAAGACGGATCCGGTGACCGGCGTGCCCCGCAAGATGAGGTTCGGTCC